TAGCCCAGGGTTCGCTTTAGGCCATGCGCTGGGGTCTGTCCATTCCTGTTTGTCGTCCAGCTCGTACAGTACAGGCAAGAACGTGTCGTCCTCGAATGTCCCGTCCGCCACTTGGCAGGCATAGCTGTAAAGGTCGTCAAACACGCCTTCCCTAACGGTTCCAGCGGTAGTTATGATAATAAGCAGTGGCTGCCGTCTTGCGCTCATGGACTGCCTCATAACATCGTACAGGCCCCTGTCCTGTACCGCGTGCAGCTCGTCCACGAATACAGCATGACTGTTCGTGCCGTCCAGGGTGTTGCTGTTCTTGCCCAGCGGCCTGAATAGGCTCATGGTTGCGTCAAAGTAAAGGTCGGTTTTGCGCTTCCGAACGTGCTTAGACAGGTATGGGCTTTGCCGTACCATGTTATGGGCCTCATCGAAAAGTATCCTGGCCTGCTCGTACTTCGTGGCAATAGAATAAACCTCTGCGCCGCCTTCTCCATCGGCCATCATCATGTATAAGGCCAAACTACTCATTAGAACCGTTTTCCCGTTCTTCCTACCGCAATAGAACATCGCTTCACGGAACCTGCGAAGGCCTGTGTCTTTGTCCACGAATCCAAATAGGGCTGCAATAAACGCCTTCTGGAATAGTTCCAACTTTATCGGCTGGCCTGCCCATTCCCCTTTGCTGTGCTTGCAAAAGGTTTCAATAAACCGAATGGGCTTGTTCGCTTTCTCAATGTCAAACACATAACGCCCAGGGCCTTCAATCTCCCGCGCTAGTCGCTCGTATTGCTGGGCAACTTTCTTTGATACAACCACTCGCCCTGTTTCTATGGCTCGCCAATACTCCAGCACATAGTTCAAGGCTATTCCCGCCTTTTATGAATTCCAGAAGTGGATCGGCCTCGCTCTGGCCGTCCGTCTTGGGTAACAAGTCGATCAGCTGCTTTAGGGTCTGGTTGTACCGTTGGATCGTTTTGTTGTAGGCTGTTAAAGCTGGGTGTTCCCGCAAGAATTCCTGTTTCCCCTGCTTAAACAGGCTAATAGGGCCGTCTTTGTTCACCTGTTCTCGCAAGCTCTGCATCGTTTGATCCATAAATGCAAGCTCATCAAATAGGCTTTCCGCTATGGGTTGCCTGTCTTTTGGTACGTTCTTTAAGGTCGCTTTCAGCCGCTTTAGCTCTTTTGGTAGGTCTTTATATGGAATTTTGCTCACTTCTATTCACCTCTCCCCCGCTATTGTTAAATCTGCCTTTCCCCTGCTACCTTACCCCATCTCTTACCATCTCTAGCTGTTTTGTGTACATGTGTACATGTGGACNCCCTCGCCTAATATGGATCATCGTTTAGAGGAAAAGAGAGGTGCGCCTCTCCGCCCTGGAAGGCCCCCAAACACCTGTTTAGCTGGGGGTATGCTGTATCAAATTGCCGTCATCGTCAAACATTAAACCTTCAGCTGTTGCCGAAGTGGTGAAGTGGATCTTGTTGTGGCAATCATGGCAGCAGGCCTGCAAGTTATCCCAGCTCAATGCAACCTCTGGGTCGTTAATCGTTTCTGGTGTTAGGTGAATCTTGTGGTGGCATATAACCGCCACGTCACCGCACAACTCACAAACATAGCCCTTGCTTTGCATATAGCCATCTCTGCAACGTATCCATTTCTGGCTTGTATAGAAGGCTTCTGCGAAATCCCTAGCCATCTAGCCACTTCCGGGCTGTTATGCTCCTAGCCTCTGCTGCTAGTGTCATCAGTAGGCTGTCTATGGTTCGTTGTACCCTCGACGCGTCCTCGCTCTGTGGGTAATACCACAACTGGAGAATAAACTTGGCTGCCACCTTCGCAAGTGGGTTGTCGTCCTCCATCCAGCTGCGCCCTGTTGTGATCTTCAAGTAGTTAGGTATCGCCTGCACAAGTGGAATTATGATCGTGTCGTTGTCCTCTCCATCTATCCGTAATGCTTCCCTGGCTTCTTCAAGGCTTAAGATCATGCTTATCAGCTCCTTATGGGAAAAAGGGAACCGAAGTCAGTTCGGCTCCCCTTCGGTTATTGTTTAGGCTTACACACCTTCAGCCAACTGCACAAACGCTTCTGGTACTAGAACCTGGGTGTCGGCAATCGCTAAGGCTCGGAAGTCCACAAGGCCGCTCTTAAAGCTGCTCTCTCTGCTTGCTTCAAGCAAAATGCCTTCAGCAAGGTTCCAGCCTAGGTACTGCCAATTTCCTAGGAGAATCACGCCGTCCTCTAGGTAATCATCAATCACAACGTCTTTGCCTAGAATACGGCCAATCTCGTCATTCCTCGGATCGGGAACAAACAAGGGTCTGCCGTTTTCATCGGTCAAAGTGTAAACCTGGTTGTACAAGGTTGCGTTGTTCATGGCGAATTTTGCGTTCCTGCCATAGCCACGCTTTAGAAGTCCCAACATCTTTGCGAAGTCGGTATAATCTGGCGCGGTTGTGTATTCTACTAGGTTAGTGTTGGCTGTCCAGGTAACGCCCTCCAGCACTCCCATTCCTTCACCTTTGGTTGCGCCCTCACCGTTTACTAAGGCTTCGGCAATAGCTTCAAGTACGCTGTTGGTTAGCTCGTCCACTAAGTAGCTCTCGAACGCGTCAATGCTCATGCGCTTAACCGCTGCGCTCATAGATAGAATCTTGATCAGCTCATGGTTGGCAAACGTTACGGCTGCTGTGGTTAGCTTCTCGGTTTCAACTGTCGCGCCTTGTGTGTGCCATGCGGCTTTGGTCGCTGGTGTACCAATGGGAACCGTTAGTCTGGTCGGTACATTAAAGGCCCTGGCCTCTTTGATAATGCCGCCCATATCGCGGGCTTTCCCAACTACCTCATTAAGGGTCTGGGTAGGAAGTACCGCTGCGCTGTCGGTTGTGGTATTAAAAGCGTCTGCACGCCTTTCCGCGTCCATAATGGTCATGGCTCGCTTGTATGCTTGCGCTTCTTGATCCTCCAGCTTTTGGCCTAATAGGGTCTTGTAGAACGCGCTCCTGTACTCTGCGCTCTCAAATACGTTACCCTGTGGTTTTGGTTGTGCGAAGTTCATTCCAGTAATGGGGTTAAATTGACTGCGCTGTTCTTGGCTCTGTTCTTGCAGGTTTTCTTTGGCTTGCTTCAAGCCCTCAATCTCAATGTTAATCGAAGTAATATCAGCGTTAGGGTCGGTGTCAATGGTTCCCTTTAGCTGTGCGGCTCTCCGCTCAATCTGTTCTATGCTATGGGTTCTGTAATAGTTAAAGGCTTCTGCCACGCTCTTAAATTTCATATGTCAACACTCCTTAAAAGTATCTGGTTTAGTTTAATTCTTACCGCTGCCCGCTCTGGGCTTTGCAGCTCGTCCCAGGCTTCCTGTATCTCTGCCCTAGCTTCTACCGAAGTCGTAGGGTATGCAGGGAACGGAACCACGCTGCACTCCAGGATCTTCTTGATCTTGGTTATAGTCCTGGTGTTCGTCCGCGGGTCGTAATGGCTGCCGCCATCGGCCACCACGAACGCCATGCTCATGCCTGAAAGGTCGCCGCGTTTTACTGCCGTATAAACGCTGCGGCCCTCTTCTGTATCAGGCAACAATGCCACCATGCGCAGGCCTGCCTGATCTACGCTCAGCTGCATTGTTTTGGGTGTCCGCGCAAGCGGAATCCTGCTTAAATCGTGGTTGTATAGTAACCGCGTATCCGATAGGTCGGCACCGTCCAGGGCACCTGCGCGGATCACTTCTGTAAAGCTGCCAAACTTCTCTTTAATTACCGTGGGCTGGTCATACACTAAGGGCCTGCCCTCCAGAATTAAAGCGTTATCATCAATCGGGCTTCCAATAGCCCTTAATTCAGCTATCCGAATTTCTTTCATCCAGATCACCTTCCAGCTGGTACTGATCAGCTTTATCTGCACTCACAACGTTTAGGGTCTGCAGCCGCTTGTCGCCGCCTTCTACCGCAGGCAGGTTCAAAATTTCCCTGGCCTCGTTAATAGTGAATAGGCCATAGGGCAGCAGCTCTTTGATGATGTTTACCTTGCTCTGTGCGCTGGCGTACTGCAGCCGCTGGCTCTCGTAAATAATCATGTTCCCAAAACCCTGCTCCCGCGGTGTGAACACCTTGCTGGTTAGCTCCAGGCTCAGCTGCAGGGCTATAGGTTCCAGAACGCTCTCATAGAAGGCAGCCCATTCGTTTTCGTCATAGCTGCTGGTTACAATGGCCTCGCTAATGCCCAGGTAACTGTAAACCTTGTCTTTAATGGCCTTCAGCTGCTTATCGTCAATAGAATAGGGCTTCATCTCAAGTGGTACATAGTCGGCCTTCGCGTCCAGGGCCGCAATACCGCCCTC